GCAGTTATTAGAACAGTTAATGGTTTTGTTTAATCCAGCATTAGAAATACAATCCACAGACAATTATATAGATTGGACTAGCCTGAGCGCAGTATATTTAGATTCACCAAATTGGACTAGCCGTAGTGTACCAGTCGGCACAGAAAATCCTATTGATGTTGCTACTTTAACATTCAGATTACCGGTATGGATCAGTCCGCCAGCTAAGGTTAAAAAACTTGGTGTTATACAAAAAATCATTGCTAACATACACGACAGTGATGGCAATCTCGCCCAGGCACTGTTAACAGAAGATAATCTCTTAGGTGCACGTCAGTATTTTACTCCGCTGATGTATGGTGTATTATTAATTGGTAACCAATTAACCTTATTAAAAATTAGCGAATTAGAAGATCCTCGCGAACCAATGTTAAATACCACAACCACAGCAGGCAATTTTACCATTGGTAAAAGTTATATCATACAAACTCTGGGTAATACTAATTTTACTACTATTGGAGCTGCATCAAACACTGTTGGTGTGGTATTTACTGCTACAGGGATCGGATCAGGAACTGGCACTGCTGGGTTGGCACCAGTAAAAGTGGGTACTAAAGACGTTTGGCGTAGTTTAATCAGCATCTATGGTGAACTGCAAAATGGTATCAGTCAAGTGCGATTACTGCAAGAAGATGGTATCAGTGAGGTAATCGGAACTGTTAGTTATCATCCTACAGATGATACCTTGCTAATTTTTAATGTTGACATAGACACCAAACCAACTAACACATTAGCTGCTATAGATGCTATAGTTGATCCAACTAAATCATCTGCTATCACTCTCGCTAGCTCGGCCGTAAATGGTACCAGATATCTTATCTTGAATGATATTGGTAGTTATAACAATGCTCCGGGCAATGATGCGCCAATTTGGCGTGGTACAGATGGCGCTCAACTAATAGCACATGCCAACGATATTATCCAATACAATGGTACACGGTGGACTGTTTCATTTGACAGCCAAACAGATACTATGCTACAATATGTAAGTAATCTTAATACCGGAACTCAATACAAGTGGGCAAATCAACAATGGGTGAAAAGCTGGGAAGGCGAATACAAGGAAGGACTTTGGACGCTAGTCATATAGAAGGTGTAGGCACTTTCATCTATGCGACATCCACCGGTCGTTATTTGTTTCTATTACGCGATACTAGCAAATATAGTGGTACTTGGGGGTTGGCTGGTGGAAAGATCGACACTGGAGAACAACTACTATCATCACTGCATAGAGAGCTCAATGAAGAGCTTGGATATGATTTTGTTAATGTCAAGGTTATACCTATCGAAAAATTTACCAGTGACAACGGACATTTTAGCTATCACACTTTCTTAATACCTATTGATGAAGAATTTGTTCCTGAATTAAATTACGAACATCGTGGATATTGTTGGGTCAGCCTAGAAGATCATCCCAAACCTTTGCACCCGGGTGTGTGGCGTACGATTAATTTTAAATCTGTTGCGGAAAAGATTAAGACTTTAGAATCTGTATTATAGATCTGCTTCTAGTATAAAGTCTCTATAACTGATCTGTCGGTGGTTAGCTACCCATTTAAGTCTTTCATGCACTGTGCTTCTACCCCACGGAGTTACCCAGACAAAATCAACATCATTATAGACATTAAATAACTGAACACGATTATTAATTAGCTTGTCGCCGTCGACTTCAAATTCCCATTTACTATCATATCCGTTAGTATCAGTATATATATTGTTGTTATGACCGTCCATGTCATATCCATCAAACCCTAATAAGTATATGCGTTTATGCCCATCGAATGCAGCGATGTATGCGGCTGTTGTGCCTGCATCGGCATAAGGATCATAGGGGATAAGATAAAACTTATTCGGATGTTCTAATAAGTGTAAATTGTTTGTGTAAACAATATTATCGTTAATATAAGAGCTGTTAGCTATTTCGTCAATGATACCATTATTACCAGCAGCTACTAAAAAGTCAGGAGTAAAATCTCTATACAAGGCATTACATCCATAAGTCTGCACCGTCTTAGCACCAAGTAATCCGCTAGGAGTTTTAAGGTGTTGGAGATTAAAATCTAATCGACTTACGCCATTACCAATAGCAACAGCACGGTTACTGATCTGATTATTAGTTATTTGATTAGGAACAGTTTCAGTAACATCATGCCAAATACGGCCTTCGTGCTTGCGTTCAACAACGATATCCTCACCTGTATAACCTCTTCGATATTTTTTGTTTAATTGAAGCATGTTTTACCTTTAAACAATGTATGTAGTCATTACTTTTACGTTGCTGATCGCGGTGCCTGCATTTGGTATCAACCAAAGTTTAACTGTCCAACTACCTGAAACGTCAACGTTAGCTGCCAGTGTGCCCATGGTATTGCCAGTATTCACGATACCATATGTAGTCACATACGCAGTACCTGCTGTTGAGCCCACTGTACTTTGTGTTAGCAGTGCTTCCATGGCCTGTACATTACCTGTGCCTTGTTTCATTGATATTACATATTTAGATGTAGTGTAGCTGTTAGCTGAGAAACTGTCTAATAATGTTAGGTTAGTGTTCGGAACACTTACCACGGTCTGATCATAAGTTACTTTGTTACCTGTTAGGAAATTAAAGTTACCTGATGTATCAACTTCGATACGTTGTGTGGTTGAACTTGTTCCCGTCCAAATCTGTGCACCACTATCTGCAGCAATAAATTGATTCAAACCATTACCACTAGCCAATGTAGAAACTGTTGTAGTCGTAGTAATGATACGAGCATCGATGACATCACCTGGTGCTGGTGGTTCTGTAAAGGTCATTGTTGCACCGGTGATCGAGTAAGCTAATGTTGGGAACTGCATCACACCGTTAATACTTACGATCGTTCCTGCTGTGGTCGAATTAGCCTGTAAGGTAAATGCTGTGTTAGTACCGTCTACGTTACCAAACCCACCTGCTACGTTACCTGCAAATTGACGATCACTGATAACAGTAAATGTTGAACCTGCAGCTGCCCAGTTGGTTCCATCATAGAACTCTAAGTTGTTGATGGTGTTGTTGAAACGCATCATACCAGCTACATCGTAGCCAGCACCAAATACGCTACTTGGTCTTGATGATGTTGGGCCTACCGGAACCATCATACTAGTCGTGCTGTTAACTTTTAGTGTTACGCCGCTTTGGACTACAGTGTTAGCACCACCAATGATCACGCTTTCACTCGTTCCAGGACCTGCAGACAAGTTAGCGAACAAGGCCACATTTCCTGATGTAGATGATTTAATCTGGAAGGTATCTGTTGACAATCCACTGTTAAATACTGCACCTCGAGCTACATATAAGTTACCACTGATACCTGCGCCACCAGCTACTGTAAATGCAGCTTGTGTTGCTGATGTAGCTACTCTCGATGAATAGAATGATATGTTAGAACTAACTGTGCTAAATCTAGCCACTAAACTGTTAGAATATAGTCCACCAGCTAAAATACCCACATCATAATCACTAGAACCTAGATATAAGTTACCAAGATTTACATAGGTATAAGCATCGCCTGCCCCAAAAGCAAATCCGCTACCAAAACCAGAGTTAGTAATACCTGTAGATACAAATCTTGCAATATTAGATCCATTGTCTGCAATTGCAGAAAACTCAGATTGCCCACTAGCATTTAGATTCGTAATAGCAATTCTTTGTGGTCCTTCGCCATTAAATGCCGCCTGAACTTGATTTTCAGGATATACTATACTGCCGATTAAATCTGTGCCAATAGTTATTCTGCTATTGCCTTTGATATTTAGATTACCTGCGACTCCTACAGCACCAGCTGATATTAGTGCACCTTGTGTGAATGTGATTCCATTTGTAACTGCTCGAACGTTAGCATTACCTTGTAATGTAGTAGTGCCATCTGTATGGCCCATGGTAATGTTGGCTGCGCGAGCAAAGTTTAATGTGTCAGTGACAGTGTTATATAATGCCTGTGTTGCTTGAGTACCGACTACAGTTGGATTACCTAGTGTAATGGTTCCGCTGGTTGCACCAATATTTAATGTGCTTGCAGCTGTAAATGCATCAACTACGGTTGGTGTTGTAGCAAATATATAATTACCAGCTGAAGTTTGTAACTGTGTGCCAGTGTGGAATATGTTACCACCGATACCAGCACCACCAGCTACTATCAACGCACCAGTGGATGCACTTGTGCTGTCTGTTGTAACTGTTAGTTCTAAGTTACCGGCTTTGATCGGATCGTAAACTGTGTTGTTATCAAATACTACATGGCCGCCGCCTGGTTCAGCAAGATTACTTGCAAAGGTCCAGGTGTTAGTTTCTTGATGACGGATTACACCAGTGTGTTGGAGAACATTGCCAGCAGTGGTTAATCCAGCGCCTTGGAATGATGAGTAAATACCAATGTCATAGTTGTATGGGAATGTATAACTTGGTTTTAAGAATAGCAACGGATCTTCGACTGTGATAACGTTAGCAGTAATACCGACGATGTTAGCAGCATACAAGTTACCACCAACATACAAGTCTTTGGAGACGCTGGCTCCACCTTGGATTCTCACCGCACCATCAGCAATACTTGTGGCATTTGTTGAGTTAGTAAATGTTGTGATACCACCAACACCCAATGTGCTGTTTAATTGCGTGGCGCCTGCTACTGTAACAGTAGAACCAATATTAGCCGCACCAGCTACGCTGATACCGCCATTTGGAACTATGACCGCGCCTGTACCTTGTGTGGTAGTCGAAGCACTTGAATTGGCCCAGAATGTACCAGTAGCTGCCAATGCATCTCTAGCAGTAACAATACCGCCAGTCGCGCCTAAGAATGTTGATGTTGCTGAACCAAATGCGTTAACTGTCGCTACTACCGTATTAGCAAATGTTAAGCTAGCGCCACCCACTGCGATATTAGTAGCAGTCGGTAAGTAAACTGTTGTATTGTTAACTGTTGCTATGCCTGAGCTTGCACCTAGATTAAGTGTTGTGGCTGCGCCAAATGCATTGATAGTAGTTGCGTTAGTGTTTAATAATGCTACTGTTGTTTGTGCTCCATCGATTGATGTTGCATTTGGCACCCAGATGTTACCATTTTGTATTGCTGTAAATCCGCTGTTAGCACCAACAGTTATCGCTGTAGCTGCACCAAATGCATTTACAGTTGTGGCATTTGCGTTGAATATGTTTTGCGTTGTTTGGCTACCAACTATAGTTGGATTGTTAACTAACAATGTTCCGCTCGTAGCACCTAGTAAGATGCCGGTCGCAGCACCAAATGCACTGATTGTTGTAGCATTAGCGTTGAATACATTACCCATTGACTGTGCAGTGGTAATATCACCACCGTCAACAGCTAGGTCACCTGATAAAATTGCATTTACACCATTGATACCGCCTGCGCTGGTTAAAGAACCAACGTTGGCGTTGTAGTCAGATATTAGATTACCAACATGGATATTTACATAGTTGCTGACTGCTACGTTACCATAGGCTGTGCCAGTTTCAGTTGTGCCTATTAGGCGGAACTCTTGATTAAACTCGCTCCAAATTAGCGCACGATTTTGTAAGCTACCGCGATTGAATATGAAGCCCTCATCGTAGGTATTTGTACCAGCAAAACCATTGTTAAGAACGATTAACGGGTCGTTAACATAAGTGTTAGTAGATGCGATTGTAGTGTAGGCACTAGTTCCTAAAACAAACAAGTTACCAGTGATTAAGAAGTCACCTGGCACTGTTACGTTACTGGAAAATAGACTACCTGTTATTGTTCCGTCTGCGATCTTTTGACTAGCAATGATAGTCTTGCTATAGATCTGATTGTTTAATATTCTAGTTAAAGCTGACATGTTATGGTTTCCGCAATAATAATTATTACACTATTGTTACAGCCTGCGGTTCCATATTCCCCTAGGGCTTACTTGTGTGTTGTTAGTAGTATTTATACGAGATTGGGGATTTTTAGCGAACGCCAACTACGATTTCAATGACGCCTTGTGTGCCATTGAAATCTTCTAGAGCTTTGCCTAAGACTGTGCCTATTTCGGGACGAGATTCAGCACGTGCTAGCCCGTTGCCTGCAGAAACCAGCATATTTCCCTTACGGATTGTACCTATTACCTGTGTTTTTACTCGCCCTTGTAAAGCTACAGCGACAACGTGTGTGCCTTGTTGACTGCTGTTCATTAGATAAGCGGGTTTTTCTGATACTACACCTGCTACCGCAGAACTCATATCTGTGTTACATTGTGTGATTTCGTATACTCCGCCAAACTCAACTACTGTGCCTGGGGCATAGCCAAAGTCTGCAACATAGTTTTCTGCTAAGTCAGCGTATTGTGCGGTAGTCGCTGTGCCATATATATAGTTCCAATAATTACTTTCAGAACCTAAATTAACTGTGCCGTTGCCTGTAGGTGTAAACGCATTGATACCAACTAATGTTCCACCTGCAATCGCAACATTACCAAAATTGCCAACAGCTGCTGATACGTTAGCAGAGGTATTGATATATCCTGCAGAGTTTAATCCCGTCGCTGTAATATTACCTGCTAGAATATTTCCAACCAAGATATTACTATAGGTAGCATTAGTAAAATCAACTGTGGTGGTTGGTTCTGGTACTACGTTGGCAAATAATTTCCAAATGCCATCAGTGGCATCTCGAACAAATCCAGTGTGTTGATAACGAACAGCATTAGTAAATGCACTCACAAAACCAATGTCTAGTAGATCAGCTGGATTATCATCTGCTAGATATATCAACGCATCATTGATGCTTAAATTGTTAGTATTGAATACAGAAACATTACCATTGACAAATAAGTTACCTTGTATAGTTACATTAGAGCCAAAGAATGCTGATCCACCAACCCCCATACCGCCAATGACTTGGAAAGCACCAGTTGATGAACTAACCGCAGGAGTTGTTTGTGTTACTCTAACATTACCATTATATAATCCATCACGGCCGGGGCTTAATAGAATATTGGCGTTAGCGTAGGTCACCCCATACTCTGCTGGCATGGCTAAGCCAGTAGCGATAGTTAATTCTGCAGCACCTTTACCCGCTGAAATTACGTTTGATGCAAAAACTAATACACCTGTACCGTTGGGTCTTAAACTTATAGGGCCATTTGAGTTAGTTGATTCAATATGATTAGTGCCAATTTGGATATTACCTTGGGTAACACTAGGTGCACTGATTGTAGCTACAATAACAGCATCGCTGTTATCTGTAATATCGCGAGCATGTAGTTTGCCGTCACCGTTGTCTCTAAGGATGATATTGCCGATTGCGATTTGTTTAGTAACCGGTATAGTTATGTTGCTGTCTACAACCAAATTACCTTGTATAGTTACAGTGCTTGATGTAAATGTATTTGATGTGCTGGCACCGTTAGGCATCATATACTGAGATGTGCCACCGGGTGTGGTAAATGTAAATCCTAATATATCATGTAGACCAATCGTTCCGCCGCCAATATTAATAGTATTGGCTGAGAAATAACCAGTGCGCCAACGCTGCGTTGGACTACCTAAGTCGTAGGTTACATTGGCACTCGGTAATACATTACCTGTTACGTTAACATTAGCTAGATCAAGTGTTACCGCTGTCACAGGTCCATAACGCAATGACGACACTGATGTTGCGCTCACTGCAATAAAACGAACTTCGATTACATCAGAGGTAAGTGGGATTTCTGTGAACGCGATCTGATTGTTATTTACTATGTTATAAGAATATATTGGTTGTTGTAGAGTACCATTAATGCTAACCAGCACGCTGTCTACCGTGGTATTTGAACCTAATGTATAGGTATTTGCAGCACCATCTGGATTAATAACTTCACTACTGATCGTGGCAGCGCCGGGTGCCAACCAGGAATTACCATCATAGTATTCTATACTCTGGCGAGTGGTATTGTATCTTGTATATCCAATTTCTGGATATATTGGTCTAGTAGAATCGTCACCTGAAGGTAATCCTACTGCGCTGGTTCCAGCAAACAACACTGTGCCTGTTCCTGGTGGGTCAAGGACAATATTACCGTTAGTCTGATTAGATGATATAGTATTACCGCTGAAGGTGATATTACCTAAGATAACATTACCAATATTGCTGGCTGTTGGTAAACCAAATGCACCTGCGTAAACACCGCCACTGATGTAAACACTGTTGCCTGTAAAGCTAATAGGAGCTCCGCCACTATATGGTGTATTATTACTGTTAAAGTTTAAGATACCTGATTGATAGTCAAAAACCCATAGGTCGTTGTTACCACTGCCCGTGGCAAATACCTGTGTGCCTTTAGTAAGAACATTGCCTGCCTGACCGCTAGGACTGATATATACTTTGATCTGATATGTTGAACCAAACTCTGGTGGAATCCAAAATGTTCTACCTGTTTGCCAAGTCAATGTTGGTGTGGGAATACCCGCGGTGCTGGTACATTCTACAGGCAAGCTGGTTGTATATACAGTTACTACACTGGTATTACTGCCCGGAATTACTCCGGGAATGCTTGCGGAATCTTGTAGAATTTTATCCGCACGGATTTGCAGTGGACTTGGGTTTGGTTCATTAGTCGCGTCGATGTTGCCAGAGATATCAGTCTTTGCGGCGCCATAGACTATCTTCTTCCAAAGGTAGTCTACTTTTTGACTGTCTGGTGCGTTTTGTATAGGCATTATGACACCGCCAATGTGGAAACTGTTTGTCCACTAGCTAGAGCAATTCTTATTAAAGCAACATTGTTAGTTGCTGATGACATGCTGATCGTTCCTAATGTCATCGTAAATGTTCCATTTAAGGCTACGTTGGCTGCGATTAGTGCTCCACTACCGCACCCATCTGATCCGTTACCACCTGCACCTGTATTGCTCCCAGGAATGCCGCTACCGGCATAGCTAGTTGTAGCTGTCAACCAACCGTTTAGTCCACTGGTTGAGTCAATAGTTGTGCCTGGAGCAGCTATCCATACCCCAGCAACACCAGCTGGTGCTACGATATTCAAGTTAAAGTTTGAAACACCAGTGCGTTGGAAGCCCATGGTAAAGTATTGATAACTGCCGCCATCACCGCTGCGATTAGGTCCTATTGGTAGATAACCTGTGCTGTAATTATTTGCTGTCCATCTTAATACACCCAAGCGAATAGTTGCTTCTTTGGTTCCTGCTACGCCCGGATCACTGGCTTCAGTGTAGACGTTTGGTGCTGTCATAAAGTTAGTTAATCTTGCATAAGCTGGAGTATGTATAGTATTAGCTAAGAAATATGTACTACGCACTGCTGGATTAGTGTTAGCTGATGTATTAGCACTGATAGCGATTTCACTGATACCTGATTGGCTAGCTGTATGCACTTGTAAGTTAGCACCAACAACTTCTGCATAAGCACTGGTGCCGTTTACATTGGTTACTACGATTCTTAAGTTGGCTACACTGCGCACACTTGCTTGATTGATAACCACTGTTAGGTTGCCGGCACTGTAAGCTGATACGTTGCCTGTGCCTGCGATGGGTGTGCCACTGGCTAGTGCCGGACTGCTGACATTACTTAAACTCGCATATGGATGAGCATTAGCTAATATTACATTTCCTGAGGATCCTTCTAAGTTTGTACCAGTTACTACAAATGCCACATTGGCTGTGTTGTTCCAAGTCTGTCCAATCCAACTGTTGATGGTAACATTCTGCCACCATAGCTGTGGACTACCAGTATTGAAATATGGTATGCCCGAAATATATCTATAAGTGCCAGGTGCTTTAATTGCCAAGGTTCCGGCTGTGACTGTTGGCACTGTAGTTACGTCATCTTTGACAAACTCGATATTGGCTGTGATGCCTGTTGAGCTGTGATTTAATCCAAATCTATTGATGCCAGCTGGTATGATGTCACCACGTGCCATCACGTTAGCACGGAATCCCCAATAGTATCCTGGATAGTAAGTTGAACTAGCGAATGTTGTTGCAGCACCTGCTGAAGTCAATAACCAATAGTCACTGAATCCAAGTATGCCAAGATTACCTGTAACTGTTGGCGATGTTGTTGCGGCAATATTCGCATTACCTTGCACTACTCCATTTACTACTGCCTGTAAGTAACCAATATTTGCGCTCCAGGTGAAACTTGAACTTACGTTGCCTGAATTAGCTGATATCAGTGTTGATCCTGTGGCTATAGTTCTGCTGACACTGGCATTGGCAGCTAATGCTGTTCCACCTGTGTTGTCTATCGCACCACTAGTTAGAGTTGCGTTAGTTCCAACACTGCCTGTAAAGGTTAATGTTTTAGTATTCAATCCAGCTGGCGGATTTACGCTGTTGCCATAAACTTTTAATGTAGTGGCTGTAAATCTTGGCAAGATTGCTGGGTTAGTGATATCGCTGGTCAGCAAGGCTAGATTAACTGCTAGTGTTCCTGAGCCTGTATTTGTAACATAGGTCTTGTTAGCATATGGTCCAGTAGCGCCACCAGCGGATGAGTTATTGGGCACGTTGGCATAAGTGCCATCACCCCAATTAACACTCCAAGTAACTACTGTAGCAGTATTGGTGTTTGTGGTTGTATTCTGTAAGTATATCGCATTACCTTGTATGCTGTAGAGGTCATTGCCTGTTAGTGGGCTAGCACTGATATTAGCTCTGAATAATCCAAAGCCCATAGCTGGGTCAGCGGCATAGATAGTTATATAGTTAGTTCTCACTGCACCAGCGGTATTGCTAGGGCTAGCACCGTTAGTGTTGTTAGCAGTGACTATGATAGTATACGGTGTACCTACATTGGTAGCATAGGTATGTGTGATAGTTGAACTGCTTGATGTTGTGTTTGACGTGCCATCTCCCCATTGGACTTCGTATTGATTAACGTTGCCTTGTGGCACCATGGTTAATAGTATAGTCTGTCCTACACCGCCTGCGGTAGTATTACTTGAGAAACTTACACTGCGAACAAATGTATTAGTGAATAAGTTTTGTGCTACGCTATTAAGAATATCAATAGCATCAGTGACTTTAGTTGACGTTGTAAATCCTTGATAGGCTGCATTATTACCTGACAGATTGCCATCTGTGGCAGTACCCAATGGTATTAGATTACCAAAATTTGTACCAACAACCTGTTGATCAACATAGTCTTTATTTGCTGCATCGGTACCAACTATTGGACTACCTACCCAAATAATTTGATTGTTACCGGCATTTAAATTGCCCGATGTTACTACGTTAGCAAAGGCAACGCCACCAACAGTTAAATTACCTATAATGTTTAAGTTAGTGATATTACCAACAGTGGTAATATTTGGTTGGACGTTAGTTTGTAGTGTGCCCCATACTGTATTAGCATATACAGTTCGCCATTGATTTATTTGGCTACCAATATCAAACTGTATATTTGCACCAGTATAGACATGTCCATTGGCGATTAGAATATTGCCGTTAACATCTAAAGCCTGTTGGGGAGTTGATTGATTGATACCAACGCGGTAATTATTAACGTCCCAATAGAATAGAGTTTGACCGTTAGAGGAGATGAAGACATCAGTACCTTGACGATCTAAATTAGCTAATAGAGAGAACCCGGGAACGCGACTAATTGCCATTAATTATCCAACCTTTCTACTATTTATCAGTATTTTAGTCTAAGGTTGAAATCGTGCTAGCAAATCCGCTGATGATTGTTATTGCGGCACCACCGCTTGGTGCTGAACTGAATATTATGTTTCCTGTGCCATTGAAGGTGTAGTTTGTAGTAGGAATCTGATACACTGTTCCAGCATGAACTATGACTTTGTTTTCGTCGCCTGACTGAAAATTAGTGCTTAATGGCCAAAATTGGACTGCTACACCATTACCGGTAAAATTATCTCTGGTAACTACTACATTACCTTCACGTGCTACTGCATTCCATTTTGGTGTTCCGGTAATGTTTGCCCAAAACTCTAATCTGTTAGTGGTAGTATTAAATCGTGTTTGGCCGTTTTGCTGAGTATTTAAATCAGGACCAATTTCGCTAGGATTTGCTGGAACACCAAGCGTATGACTAGCACCTTGGAATACTCTATTTTTAAGCATGTGTCCCATGTTAAATTCCTACGTAGCTGACTGTAGCACTTACTGTAGCACCAGCATTTGCTCTGATATAATCACCGTTGCTTAATACTAATTTTTCCATGTCAACCACATAAGTATCAGCGGCGGCTAACTGTATTTCTCTATAGATCAAGTTGGCAGCAGAGCTTGTACCCCCCGCAACCGATCCTGCACCAACTACCCAAACATTTAAGTTTGCTGCTGCAGAGTTTTGATTACAGAAATACATCACAGATACCACTGTGTTTCCAGAGCTAACATAAATGTTACTTTGGCCTAATGCGAGAGAAGTGCTTTGTATTGCCATTTTTTAATCCTATAATATTAATGAGAGACCAAAGGCTCGTTTTTTGCTAATCAGTTCATCTCCAGCAACGTCGCTGTTAACAACATACACACCAGTGCGACCACCAGCTACATCATCAGCATAGATGATCGCAGTGCTGGTAATTGGAGTTGGCACTATGCCGCCTGCGTATGACAGTGCTATATTTGCTCCAGAGAATGTTGAGCTAGCAGCACCCAAATTGGCAAAAATTCCATCACCTTCAGTGAACGTCCATTTCTTATAGTCTTCGTTCCATAAGATAGAAACATTACCTGACGGAGTAAATGCATTACCGCGATCAACTTCTATACCGGAAACATTACCACCAGTGCTAACGCCGTTGCCTGTTTCACCGTAATTTAATGTGATAATGCGGTCAGTGATGCTAGTATTGTTGGTAATAAACTCAGTAACATTCCCCAAGACCCTTAGGTTACCTGTTATGATCACATTGTCAGTATCTAGGGTAACATTACTGCCATTGTTTAGGCGTGGAGTCTGTATAACATAATTACCGCTGGTTTTCTTAACTGTAGGCATTTAAATCATCCGTTTTTATTATTTATCACTGATGCAGTAGATAAAAAAATAGCACCCGTAGGTGCTATTTTTACTGTGACTAAAATTAGTCGTTTGTTGCTAGTTTTACTGAAGTGCTTGCTACTGCTGTGTTCATAGTCCATATTACATGAGTATTAGCAGTAAATTCTGTACCGGGAGTACCTGTACCACCTGGGAATACTAATGCAGTTTGGCCTTCAAGTTTACCAACCCAATATGTACCACCTGCTGAGTCTGTAGCTTGGATAGTCATTTGTCCTGCCGCAACTGGACCGCCTGCGGCTGTTACTGCTGCCACTGTTGGGTTATTAACATCTTCGTTACCGTTGATACCTGTTGGCACTAAACGACATGTATCTGTGCCTTGATCGTTAGTTACTCTATAACGACGTGAACCTTTTTGTGAAAGGATATCACACACTCTACCACCTGCTCCTGATGTAATAAAAGCATTACCTTGGATAGTGTTAGCTGTTGTAACTGCTGGAACCAATACTGCTGCGATATCACCTAAGCGACCAACGTCACCAAAGCTGATTGGTGAGCTGATAGCTGCCGTGTTAGCTGTTGACATAGTGATATTACCGCTTGCAACATCAACACTGACAACACGAGTTGGATTACCTAATGTAGTTGTAGTAAAGAACACATTAGCAACCATACCTGCATAGATACCACTTGTAACACCGCTTGAGAATTTAAATACTTTACCT